CTAGAGAGTTGAAGTTAAACGGGCGGATTGTACCCAAAAAGTGGAATAATAACTAGAATAAAAATCTGTCTTCACGTTTTTAATAAATATTAATAAAATCAATAGCTTACAATCTATTTTTTGGAAAAAATAGGCTTTTGAATGGGCGTTTTGATGAGAAAATAACGCAAAAAATGAAAAAAATTTGAAAATAAAAAAGACCGCAATTGCGGTCTTTTTCATTGTTGGTGCCTGGGCGAGAAGTAAATTAGTTGTATAAGATATTGATTTAAAATAACTTTATTTTCGCCAATTTGTTTTTGGTTACTATTTTGGTTACTAAGGTAAAATCTGATAAATTACAGTATATCAAAAAAAACTTTTTTTATATTCTAGTCTTCACCTCTTCACTTTTTCTAAAAAAATAAGAAAAAATCCTTATTTATTATATAGTTATATGGGTGAAGACTATCTATTCAAGTCTTCACCAAGTCTTCACTAGTCTTCACCTATAAAAAATAGATAAATTCCTATCTTAAATTATATCCTTTCTCATTTTATTGTATAAAAAATAATCAATTGAATTCCATCCACCTACCGCAGCCCAACGTATCTAAACTATTGAATTTTATGCTATTTACCCCTCTTTTCATATGCTTATAGTGTTGTATTGGCTCATTGAGAGCCGTCTTAATTAAGATGAATTTAAAAGGATTAATTATGTTTAAAAAACTGTTAGAACTACGCCAACAAAAGGCGGAAAAAGTCGCAGCAATGCGCGCTATGTTAGACAAAGCAGAACAAGAAAATCGCTCATTAAATGATGCCGAAAACGTTGACTTTGAAAAGTTGAAAGATTTGGTTAAGCAATTGAGTGATGAAATCGCCCGTTATGAAACAGTGGCCGATGAAGAACGTAACATTGCCGACAAAGGCAAACCGGTAGAAACACGCGGTAAAACCTTCAGCAATGACGAACTACGCCACTACATTAAAACGGGTGAATTACGAAATCTTTCCACCACCGGTCAAGAAGATGGCGGTTATACCGTGATTCCACAATTGGATAAAGACGTAATGAAACGCTTAACCGATGATAGCGTGATGCGTCAAATTTGTAACGTGGTCCGCTTGCCGGTTGGTGCGAAAGAATACAAAAAACTTGTTTCCGCCGGTGGTGCGGTGGTGGCACATGGTGAAGAAGGCGTAGCGCGTAACGGCACCGCCACACCGAAACTACATGAAGTCACTATTGCGTTAAACCCTATCTATGCCTATCCGAAAACTACTCAAGAAATTTTGGACTTCTCCAGTATTGATGTTTTAGGTTGGTTGACCGATGAAATTTCCGAAAGCTTCACCGAAACTGAAGAAACCGACTTAACCGGCGGTGACGGCACGAAGAAATCAAAAGGCTTCTTATCCTATGAACGTTCCACTGAAGCGGACAAAGTGCGCGCCTTTGGTAAGTTACAAAAATTAGAAGTTGCCGGTGCCGACAAAATCACCGCTGATACGCTTATTGATTTGTTCTACACCTTACACAGCAAATACCGTAAAAATGCAGTTTGGGTGATGTCTTCCACAATTGCGGCGGCATTACAAAAACTCAAAAACAAAAACGGCGATTTTATTTGGCGTGATGGTTTAACTGTTGATGCTCCTTCTACCCTTTTAGGTCGTCCTGTTTACTTCCTTGAAACCATGCCGGCAAGCGGCGCAAATAAACCGGTAGTTGCCTTTGGTGACTTCAAACGCGGTTACTTCATTGTAGATCACGAAACCGGCGTAAGAACCCGCCCTGATAACATTACCGAACCGGGCTTCTATAAAGTCCATACCGATAAATATCTTGGTGGTGGCGTGGTAGATTCCAACGCTATTAAAGTGATTGAAACCACAGCATAAACCATAAGGGGCGAAAGCCCCTTTTTGCTTAATAGGTGAGATATGAATCAAGAATTTGAAATCCGGTCAGCCACACTATCTACTGATGAAGAAAATCAAAAGCTAGTTGGTTATGCGGTGAAATGGAATAGCCCTTCCCAGGTGCTTTGTTGCGATTTTGTAGAATCCTTTGCTCCGAATGCCTTTAGTGAAAGTTTAGCCAGTGGAGAAGATGTCAGAGCCCTTTTTGAACATGACTATACCAAGTTACTAGGGCGTACGAGTGCCGGAACATTAAAACTTGAAGAGGATTCAATCGGTTTACGGTTTGAGCTAACGCCGCCTAATACTACAACCGGGAAAGATTTATTAGTTAGTGTTGCCCGTGGCGATATTTCTGGGATGTCTTTTGGGTTCCGAGCGACTCAAGAAAATTGGAACTTCGATATAGAGCCTTACCAACGAACTGTACTAAAAGCGGATCTCTTTGAAATCACGGTTACAAGCATCCCAGCCTATCCTGAAAGTAGTGTAGAAATCACCAAGCGCTCAATGGCTGCAGCCAAAGGGCAGACAAAAGATAAATCAACTGAACTTTTAAGCCGTTGGATTGATGTGGTGGGAGCGTAGTATGTGGAATCCTTTTAGACGAAAAGAGCAACGCAGCACACCGGTAAGTATTGACGAAATATTGTCATACATGGGGGTAAGCAATACCGGAGCCGGTGAATTTGTTAGCCCTCAAACAGCTGAAGCCTTACCCGCAGTAATGAACGCGGTAACTGTGATTGCTGAAGCCGTTGCCGCTATGCCTTGTTATCTGTATGTCCTTAAAGAGGACGGCCGCGAGCGAGTTTATAGACACCCGGTTGAATATTTATTAAATGAGATGCCAAACCGCAGCCAAACACCGTATCAATTTAAATACACCATGATGCGCCACTGCCTATTAAACGGTAACGCTTATGCGGTGATTGAATGGAACAACAAAGGCGAACCAATCAGCCTTATCCCGTACGAACCAAGTGCGGTCAATATCTATCGCAAAGTTGGCGGCGAGTATATCTATCAAATTACGGACTTAGACGGCAATACCAAAAACTATCTTCAAGATGAAATCCTACATTTACGCCATTCATCCCTTGATGGCTTTATGGGTCGTTCGCCAATTACGATTTGCCGTGAAACCGTGGGCTTAGGCATTGCTCAACAGAAACACGGATCGGCAATGATGAAAAATGGCTTAATGGCAAGTGGCTTAATTACTACCGCCGAATGGTTAGACGAAGCCAAAGCACAAAAAGCCGTAAAAGCCCTTGAACGTTACAAGGGCGCAAAGAACGCAGGGAAAACACCCATCCTTGAAGGCTCAATGGAATATAAACAGTTAGGCATGACAAACCAAGACGCGGAATGGTTAGCAAGCCGTACGTTCACAATTTCCGATATTGCCAGAATCTACAACATTAGCCCGATTTTCTTACAAGACTATTCCAATAGCAGTTATTCAAACTTTAGTGAAGCCAGTCGAGCCTTTTTATCGCAAACCTTGCGCCCTTGGCTAACCAATTTTGAACAGCAGCTAAAAGATGCCTTGATGATTGATTTAGGTAGCAACAGCAAGAAACGTTACTTAATCGAATTTGATACAAGCGACTTATTGCGCACAAGTCAAAGCGAGCGTTTCAAGAGTTACGATGTGGCAATTAAAGCCGGTGTAATGTGCCCAAATGAAGTCCGCCGCCGTGAAGGTTTACCGCCTTATGAGGGTGGAGAAGAATTTAGCCAAGCATGGAAACAAACCGTAGAAGTAAAACGCGGTGATGAACAAGAACCGGGGGCAAGCAATGGCAATCATGATTAAGGCCGGAAAGTATAACAAGGTGATTAGCCTACAAAAGCAAGTGAACGAACAGAACGACTACGGCGGTATTGTGAGTAAATGGAAAACCGTTGCCAATATCCGGGCGGCGGTTGAACCATTACAAGGTAGAGAGTTCTTCTCCGGTGCGGTGCCATTAAATGAAAATACTGTGCGCATTCGCATACGTTACGGAACTAATGTTGATAACACTATGCGTGTGAAATATGGGATCCGTTCGCTAGAGATAATCAACATTATTGATAGTAAAGAAGCGCACAAAGAACTACAGCTTATCTGTAAGGAGTTGACCGGCAATGGCGGAAATTAATTTAACGATAGATGAAATCAAAGCGCATTTAAATCTCGATCATGATTTAGATGATGAGTTACTGGAAGCCTATAAGGTGGCCACATTGGAAGTATGCCAAAAACATATTGGCAAAACCTTTGGGGAAGAAGAAACGGAAAAGACCATACCGTTTACCCCGGCGATTAAGATTGGTTGCTTAATGTATATCGCCTATCTCTATGCGACTAGAGAAGCCGTAACAGATTCCTTAACAATTATGCGGCCTGTTCCTATGGGTATTAGTAGCCTGTGGGAAGTGTACAGAGAACCGTGCGCTTACTAAGGATTTAGTAACCGATATGCCATACCAACCATTAAGACGTTGCACCTTTCCCGGTTGCCGAAACAAAGTAAAGTCCGGTAGATGCGAGGAGCACAAACCCAAGGACAACCGCCCAAACAGTAGTGCGCGCGGATATGATCACAAGTGGAGCAAATACCGCGAACAATACTTAAAGCATCATCCCCTTTGCGTGATGTGCTTAGAGAAAGGAATCTACACACCAGCAACAGTGATAGACCATATCAAGCCGGTAGAGAACGGACAATCCGATCCGTTGTTTTGGGTAGCAAGCAATCATCAGCCTTTATGTCGTGATTGTCACAGCTATAAAACACGAGTGATAGACCAACGCGGATTTGGTGCGAAAAAAGAATAATTAGACCAGGTGGGGGCTATTTCAAAAAGAAAAGCAAAATCCTACGGAACCGCCCGCCTACTCAAATTTTTACGCAAAGTGATTTTTTAGAAAATAAGGAAAGTGAATGAGCAAGCGAAAAAGTTATAAAACGCCTGATTTCTTGGATGATATTGCTAAAAGCCAATGGAAAGCACGCATTAAACAACTTTCAGAGCGTGGTGATATTAAGGCAGAAGATTTAACAAACCTTGAAATTTATTGCGAAAACTACGCAATTTGGCGTCATTCTGTGGCAGATTTAGCGAAAAATGGCTTCATTATTGTAAATAGCCAAGGCACACAATCAAGAAACCCGGCATTGTCCGCGAAAGCAGATGCCGAAAAAGTCATGATCAAGATGTCTTCCCTCTTAGGCTTTGACCCGGTGAGCCGCCGTAAAAATCCAGTGGAAGAAGATATTACCGACCGTCTCGATGAAATCCTAGTGATGTAATATGACACCTTGGCACGACTACGCACTTAAAATTCAATCTGGAGAGATTGTCGCCTGTAAAAAAATCAAACAGGCGGTAAGCCGTTATCTTGAGGATTTAGAAAACCCCGCCTATTTTTTCGATCAAAGTGTGGTTGAGAAGTTTTTAGCTTTCTCAAAACTATGCCCGCACGTTAAAGGGCATTTACGTGGACAGCCAATAATTCTTTCAGATTGGCAAGTTTTTCTCTTTGCTAACATTCTGGGATTTAAGCGCAAAGACACTGGATTAAGAAAGTATCGCTCCGCTTATGTTCAAGTTGCGCGTAAGAATGCTAAATCTACAGTTGCTGCTGTCTTGGCCAATTGGTTTTTATTGGTAGAGAACGGCCAACAAGATATTTACACCGCTGCAGTAAGTCGAGATCAGGCCCGAATAGTTTTTGATGATGCTCGGCAAATGTGCCTACTCTCTCCCCTTTTGCGCAAACGGCTCAATATTCAGCAACATAAACTTATTAATCCAAAATCAAATAGCATAATGCGTCCGCTTGCGGCTAAGTCCTCAACAATTGAAGGAACGAATCCAAGCCTTGCGATTGTGGACGAGTATCACTTACACACCGATAACAGCGTATATAGCGCGCTAGAACTGGGGCAAGGCGCACGCCCGGAAGGTTTACTTTTTGCCATTACAACCGCCGGCAGTAATGTTATTTCCGCTTGTAAGCAGCATTATGACTATTGCACCCAAATCCTTGAAGGGAACGAGAAGAACGAGAGTTTATTTGTTCTGATTTTTGAATTAGACGAAGAAAGCGAAATTGATAATCCCGAGAACTGGATGAAGGCCAATCCGAATATCGGTAAATCCATTCCTTACCTTGATTTTGAAAACACAATCAAGAAAGCCCGGGGGATTCCGTCCGAGTGGGTGGAAATGCTAACCAAGCGTTTTAATGTTTGGTGCCAAGGAACGACACCGTGGCTAGGTGAAGGGAATTGGGTGCAATGCGCACGAAACTACACAGAAAGCGATCTACTTCATCAGGATTGCTATTTAGGGCTAGATTTATCAAGTACCAACGACTTAACTAGCCTTTGCTATACCTTCCCACATGGAAACAAAGTGCGGTTACTAACGCGGCATTATATCCCCGAATTTCAGCTTAACAACGTGGCAAATAAGAATCGGGCCATGTATCGAAATTGGGTGCGTTCTGGTTGGCTTATTGCGACAGAGGGAGACTGTATAGACTATGACAAGATTCGGGATGATATTTTGAAAGATGCGGAGAGATTCAATATAAAAATGATTGGCTTTGATGTATGGAATGCAACGCACTTACGCACACAGTTACAGACGGCAGGGCTTGAAGTTGAACCATTCCCACAAACTTACCAACGATTTAGCCCGGTAGCAAAAAGTACGGAGGTTCTAATCAATCGGCAGATGATAGAACACAACGGTGATCCGGTGCTTGCTTGGGCACTATCCAACGTTGTGATGGAAACCGATGCGAATGCCAACATAAAGCCGAATAAGAAGAAAGCCGCAAACAAAATCGATCCGGCAGTGGCTTTCTTGATGTCATTCGGCACCTATCAACTTGAATATGGAGATTTAATTTTTGAGCTTTCAGATGAACACAAACAGGCATTGGAACAATTTAATGGGTTGGATATATGATTAGATGTAAAGAGGCAAAGCAGAATTTACTATTATCGGCAGTAAAGCACTATAAAAAAAACAATCACACTTTTACCTTTATCAGTCTTTATGATGATGAAGAACCTTATCCAATAGAAGAAGTTATTTATGCTTTAAGGTGTAAATGTAATGCTGCAAAACGTGAAATAGATAGCAGACAGAATAGCCCTAATATGGAAGTGTTAGAAACAATTTACCATATTGCGCACAAAAATCTTGAAGATATGAAAAGGGCCGAAAGAAGAATTGCGAAAAGAAGATAAAATAAATCCCTACGTTTCACAACGTGGGGATTTTTATACATGACTACACCGCACAAACATATTATCAAATTGCTAATTTTTAAAATTTTCCCTAAAAAAGGCTTTAGGGTACGTACTACAATTTTGTAACGAAGTTATTATAATCTAAGCACAAAAATAAGAAATAAACGTAGCTTACCGCATTTAAACTTTGATAAAATAGAGCAAGAAATAAACAGGGCGACAAAGGGGAAAGAATGATTAAATCAGTTTTATCCACATTTGGTTCATTTGTATTTTCTGCTTTAGATTTTTTATTATTTTTAGCCATATTACTTTTTATAGGCTTTTTGGCTTTCATCTTTTGGCCAATATTAAAATGGCCTTTACTGGCTTTTCTAATATGCGCTATCGTCTTCTTTTGTTATCTAATATACAAGATAAAAGAGAAACCAAAACCACTAGAACAAGACGAAATATTATCCAGCTGGGCGGAACAGGAATTACAACGCCCTATCATTCAACGGATTTTACAAAAACAAGAGCAAAATAAACCATTCATCACCGGCGCAATAACCCATGTTAGCGATGACGGAAAAGAAACTCGATTAGGCAATATCACAATAAACCTAAAAGACAAATAACCAAATAAAGCGCACCTAGGGTAGCTCCCGAAAGCAAGAAGCCTTATCTTGTTGGTGCGTTCCTATCATAAGGACAAATGCGAAAGGGGCATTTATGGAACCAGTAACAAGAATGTTGCCTAAGAAAGCATATTCTCTAGAGAAAGCAGTTGACTATATGTCCATAAACTACGGGATTAGAATTGATAGAGATGATTTATTAGATTATTTGCGTGACGGGGTATTAGTTTCATCTGTTTATTTAACGGGAAATAATAAGTGTATTTCATCGATAGATAGAGAAGATATCCCCGCTAATAGTGTCACTATTGAACCTTATGGGTGTAATTTCAAAATAGATAAGGAGTTATCTAAAGTAGATCACTTTCTTGATGAACAAACTCACGTACATTACAAGAGTAAAAATATATTCTTAACGCTGTTTTATTATCATAAAGTAGATGATGTTTTTTTAGGTGAAAATTCCAAAGTATTTAATGGCTCGGAAATGGGTAATTTTTGGCTTGGTGGTTATTTTAAAATCCCATCTGATTCCTTTACAGATATTATAAATCGGGAGATGATTTATTTCCCGATGACGTTAAGTGTTAATTCAGATGAAAATGATTTAGAGATATTCATAGACAACAATTACGAGGCTAAATTGCCAATTCATCAAATTTGTATTTTACATGAAGATCTAATGATGTTTTTAGCTAGTATGGGGGTGATTGATGATACATATAAGATACCTGAAGAAATAAGCAAGTTAAACGCTAAAATTTCCGAGTTAGAAAATGAAAAATCAAGTGGTAAACTCTCAACAAAAACTAAAAATACAATGGCTAGATTGATTGTTAATTTAATCGATCTTCAATATGGCTATAAAAATCAAACAGATATAATCAAAGCTTTTAAGAAAAAAGGCGAAGATAACATGAAGGAAGATGGTGAGATAGTACAAGACTTCACTAAAAAAGGGCTAATGCCGCCAAGCTCTAAATTTATTCGTGGGATATTAGGAGATCTTGAAGAAAAATAAGAAATCTAGAACATTTTTTTTCATTATCTGGAACATTCTATGTAATCGGAATATTCCAGACCATCAAAATTAAATTTGCTGTTAAATACCTCTCGTTCGAACAACTCAACGGAATAGAACGCTATTCCACATGGTTAAACTAACGAAAGGTATTTTTTATGAGCCAATCTCAAACCCAATCTAAAAAACTTATCACCGGTGCCGATGTTTGCCAACGCGTAAGCTTTGGCCGCACCAAACTCAATGAGCTTGTAAGAACTAAACAATTCCCACAACCAATCCGCTTTTCACAAAACTTTGTCCGTTGGGATTTAGAAGAAGTGAATGCGTGGATTGAAGAACAAAAAGCGGCACGTGCTTAAGGTGGTGGAGGATGAACGAAGCAAGAAAACCAACACAATTCTTAAAAGTGTTACACCGTTTAATTCTTTCTAGCATTAGCGGTATTGATGGTTACTCAATGGGCATGACGTCAGCGCGTAACTATATCAGTGAACTTGAACGCAATCATTTAACCGGCAAAGTGAAACGTACAACGGAAAAGACTGCAGATGGAATGGGGCAATATTACCGCTATGAAATCGCAGATGCTGAACAGCTAAAGCAGGTGATTGCTATTTATAAGGCTAAAGGAGGTGAGCTTACTATGCATGAAGAACAGCAAGCCTACTTTCGATTCCGTTAAAAGAAAAACGCCGCAAGGCTCAACCCAAGCGGCGTAATCCCCTACCTTAAGAATCACTCAGAAGGTAGATAACCTAAATTACATGAGGGCGGAAACTGCGGAACACACTTTGAACGCTAATGAATGATTTTAGCGACCATGAGCCAAACACAAAGCACACGCCACGTTTCCCGATCTAAATCCATAAAAGGAATGAATATGAATTTAAATCACGTTAATTATAAACAATATGAAAATAATTACAATACATTTCACTTTACAAAGTGCAGTCAAATTTGCGACTATGTTCACGCCTTAGCAAAATCTAAGGTCAGCCGTGACAAGCTGAACTATTTATCACAGGCGAACGATAGCACGCCACAGAACCGTGCTTTTTTTGTTCGTAACATTCGCACACCTAAAGAATATGCGGATTTTGTTTTCAATCTCAATCCGATCATTCTCTCAATGGTAGAGCGTAATGGGCAACCCTTAGCGGTTGGCTGTCTTCCTGTGATGGCAGTTTGTCACCCTGTTACGTTCTACCGCCAAACCGTGACAAGTCTAGCGGTAGATTCTGAAAATTTATCACAGGAATCTACGCAAATGTACCAATTCATTTTTGCGGCTATTCGCCGTACCGATCTAACCAATCACATTCAAAAAATCCGTATCACCGCCGACACAGAACAAGCGGCACGCGCTCAATTCGCCCGTGATTTTGTTCTTGTACTTACCGGCAAAATCAATCTTCAAAACAACGTGAAAAACGACCGCACTTTTACGGCAATCTCTCGTGATTCTATGGAGGTGGCTCATGCGTAATGAAGAAATTACCAAAGCACTTGAAGGATTGTGGGAAGCTCAAGCAATTTCAGAACTAATTAGCAAAGGCGATGGAACGATTGATAAGGTTGAGCGCGCCACCTATGAAGCCGCCTTCCGTGCCGTATCAAAATTAATCCTCACTTCTGTAATGTCGTTAGAAGAAGAGCTTTAGGGAGGGGACAAAATCATGAAGAAATTAGACGCAATGGACGAAATCACAAAAAATCTTGCTCAAGCGGAGGCTATTCTGCTGATGGTGGATAACAACACAAGGGAGAAAGCATTAAGCGATTCACTTTGGGCGGTGCGTGATCTGATTGTGCGGACTAAAGACGCAGTGAATGTACTTTGGGAGGGCGAAAATGAAACAAACTAACCCAATGGCACAGCTGCAACAATGGAAAGCGAACAATACTAAGAAGTTAGTAAGCGATGGTGGGGTATCAGCCGACTCCGTACACCCTAACGCGCTCAACATTGAGCCGGTTAAAAGTGCGGTTAAACTCAAATTTGAGAAAAACCAGAATGCAAATTTACATTCTGTAGAAAATACGCAAGGAAACGAGCACAACGCGCCTAAAGCTAAATACCAAGGGAAGCTATCATTCAACCCGTTAGCCTTTGAGTACGCTCAGCTTTCCCGCCAATTTAAGCTAATTCATGATAGTAACCGGAAATGCCTTGAAGTTTACCCGGACGACTTCCATCACAAACTAAAAATGCGTGGGGAATGTGTTGATTTAGTAGAGCGGTTAAAAGGTGGTGGAAAGTTATTTAACGAATTGGCGAAAGCTGCCGATTTAACAAAAGAACAGACCATCCTTTTAAAGGACTTCAATCAGGCAAACGGCTATTTAATTTCTAAATTTGCCGAAGTAGTAACACAAATTGAACAATTACAGGTGGTGGCAAATGCGTAAGTTAAAAACCAAAGTAAGCAAGAAGCGCCCTAGCCTATTTGAGGAAGAACGCTTGCCGGATTGGGAACAGTTGGTAAAAGCCATTAAACAGACTGAATTTTATCTTAGCTTTGCCAAAGACTACATTCACAACGGACATTTAAAAGGCGCAACAGACGCGCTGAAATCAATTAAACGAGCAACTACAGCAGGATTGAAAATAACGGGGGTGAAATAATGGATCTCAATCAAAAAATGGATTATTCCAAACTAAATGCCGTTGAATTGAATGCGATTTCAATCAGTCATCAGAACATGGGAAAACCTAAAGATGAAGCCTTTAATTCGTCTTTCCCTTATACCACCGAATCAATTTTGGCATTAGCCGAACAGTTTATTGATTATCCCGCTGAATATCTCGGTGGGCTAAAAATTCTTCGTGATGAATTAATCACGATCAATAAGCATTTACTACAGATGGCACCAAAACCGCCTTCTTTAGCGCCGGAGGAAACCGCAGCAATGCTATCCAATGATGAACTGATAGATGGTTTATTAAAACATTGTGTAGTGAATTCCTTGGTAAGTGCATTTTCATATTTTCAAGAAACTATTGCCATGCGTATTCATATAATTGAGAGCGGTACAGCTGAGGAGGTGAATAATGGCGCGCTTAATTAATGCTCCTCATTTAGCTGATCAACCTTATGAACCTTATTCCGATTTATTTATTCTTGCCGGGCGTAAAGCCTGGCAAGCCTGGGGGGATGGTAAGGGAGAAGAATGGCTATTGTTGTGTACTCTAATTGAAGGCCTAGAATCTTCCCAAAAGCCGGTTATCCTTGGTGAAAGACAGTTAGAGAATATTTCTTCAATCCGTATAGCAAAAGAAGATCAACAGTTAGTAAAGATTGTTGAGTATGGTGAATTGAGGTCGGAAGAAATTACCGCAATTTGCCAGAATCTAGCAAAAAACACCACTGCTAAGGAAGTAAGACTAATTGATGCGGCCGCGCAAACGAAAGAGGATTTAAGCGGTTATATCCAACGTTTACGAACCAATAAAAGAACAGCAGACCTGGCAGCTGCATTATCACCGCCTGAAAAGCTGAAAGAAAAGGACGGTACCAACAAGAAGGCGCGAGCATTGGCTAAGTGGCTGAATATGGATTTGGCTTTAAACCCACAAGATCGCGAGCTTTATTGCTATGACGGTATTAGTTGGTATTGCGTGGATAAATACGACCTTGTAGATAGGGCCGTAATGTTCTTTGATGAACAAGACTTTAATTATAGCGCGCGCACGATTGAAAGCATTATTGACACAATCAAGATCCAATCCCCCAAAATGGGAAAACAGGCGCATGAATTGATTGCTTTTAATAATGGCACTTTAAATCGTACTACACTTGAATTTAGTCCACATTGTCGGGAAAACTGGTTAACTTCTTATATTCCTCATAAGTATGATAGACAGGCCACAGATACGCCACACTTTGACAAGTGGTTGAGCTTTGTATCTGATGGAAACAAAGATAAAGCAAGAAACATTCTAGCCGTTTTATACGCGATCTTAACCAACCGTTATAACTGGCAAATGTTCTTTGAAATTACAGGAAAGGGGGGAAGTGGGAAATCTGTGTTTGCCAGTATCGCCACTTTATTGGCTGGTGTAAAAAACACTGCATCAAGTAACCTAGAAAAGTTTGATGATGAACGCGGACTATCTGGACTTGAAAATAAAACGCTGATTTTATGCCCTGAACAATCAAAATATGCTGGAGACGGCAGCGGTTTAAAATCTATCACTGGCGGGGATACTGTAAGGGTGAGATATAATTATCAAGATCCATTTGATGTAAAAATCACCGCCCTAGTTATGCTGATAAATAATAGACCTTGTTCATTTACAGAGCGTTCTGGTGGAGTTGATCGAAGACGTGTTATTTTTGACTTCAAAAAGATAGTACCAGAAGATGAACGCGACCCGCATTTTATGGATAAAATCACTCTAGAAGTAGGCGGAATTATCAGCAAGGTGTTTGATTCATTCCCCGATCCAAATGATGCGAAAAAGGCTTTAAGAGCACAAATGGAAAGCCAGGAGGCCTTAGAAGTAAAAAAACTATCTGATCCACTTACAGACTTCTTCGGTTATTTCTACACGACAGAACAAACAGATGGGCTTTTTATTGGTGTTACAAGTATGGGATTAGACAAAATAAGAACACACCTTTATCCAGCTTATTTAGCCTATACAAAGGCGATGAATATCGGCGAATTAGGGCTGAACAATTTTGTAATTGGGGTTGAGCAAGCCTTAAAACAGAATGGCAATAAACATGATTTCATGAAGAGACATACCAAAACTGGACGCAGGACAAATATCCATTTTAAGGATTTTGATAGTTTTCGAAATGAAATATTTAGTTAAAAATAGCGGGTTAAATCCCGCTTTTTTATTGAGTGTTCACCAAAAGGTTAAGAGTTGGTGAAGGGTTAAACGGGCACTCTTCACCACTTAAAATATTGATTTATAAACAAAAAAACACCAAAGGTGAAGAGGTGAAGACTAAAACCTATAAAAAACTTTTTTAATATACTAATTATAAATTCAAGTTCATTCCGCAAGATTCACAATAATCACCTATAAGTTGCATTATGGGTTTTCTTTCTTCTAAATAATTATGGCGATTGTAAGTATTTTCTAAGTCGTCCCCACCTTCTAATAAATGAGAAAGAATAGTTTCAGATACATTGCGTTCAACTTTTTGAGATGCTAAGAATGTTTTAATAAACGCACGGATTCCATGAGCGGTTAGTTTATCTTTATAGCCAATTCGTTTTAGAGCTACATTTACGATTGCTTTATTCATTGGTTGATTTTTTGATGAGCGGCCAGCAAAAACAAAAGAGCTATTTTCAGAAAACAGTTTCATCACTTCTAACAGCTGAATTGCTTGTGAAGATAAAGGCACAGTATGCGGTCGTTTTTTGTCTGCTTGCCCTTTCATTTTTTCTTTGGGGATATTCCACAACTTGTTATCAAAATCAATTTCTGACCATTCCGCATTTACCGCCTCTTTTGGTCGTAATGCAGTTAAGAATGACCAACAAATTAATAAATAGGTTTTTTTCCCTATACGAGCATTTTCTAAGTCTTGGAATAATTTTGAGAGTTCATCAAGTTTAATTGTGGGATGTGGCGTAGATGATTTTATATAGAAGTTTTTTACGGCCAATCTGCAGTTATGGCTTTCTATGATACCTTTTGTTATTGCATGATCCATAATGGCACCGACAAGCTGGTGTATTTTTTTGAGCGTGTTACTTCTATCTGCTATTTTTTCATAAATGCTAACTAACTCTTTTACTTTTATTTCTGATACATGCTTATCGCCAATATAAGGGAAGATATGATTTTTCAATCGTTCCCAATTCTTTTCTCGTGTTTCTGGATTTTTAGCTTTTTCTTTGTAGATACCATTAAAGTAACTTTCTGCAACAGAATGGAAAGTATCTTTTAAACGGTTTTCATATTCTTGTTGGATGCGGATTTTTTCTTCTTGTGGATCGATACCTTTCGCAAGTAACGCACGATATTCTTCACGTTTAGCACGGGCATCTGCTAACGATAATTCTGGATAACCACCTAAAGCCATTTTTGTTCTTTTCCCGGTGAATGGTCTGGCGTAGTTGAATCGCCAGCTTTTAGAACCACTAGGTAAGATTAGCAGCAATAAGCCCTCACCATCAGATAGGGTATATTCTTTCTCTTTTGGTTTAGCATTTTTGATTTCAGTCGGAGATAAAGGTTTTACTATTCTAGCCAT